GAAGGCGGTGTCCCGGGCGGGGGACGTGTCGAACTACGGCAGGAAGTATCTGCACGCGCTCCTGAAGGCGAACGGCGTGCCGCCGCACCTGATTATGCTCGCAGGGCAGATGGGGCCGGAGGAGCGGGAGAACTTCGAAGACCAGTTTGCCCAGCGCACCCTGTCGGCCTTTCAAGAGATGCGGGCCGATGGGTTGCCGAAGCCCCAAGTGATGCAGGACGCAGGGCAGGCCCGTCTTGACCGGATTGGGTTTAGCCCCGATGACATGGAGCTTCTGCCCTCGATGCAGCAAGCGGCCCGTGAGGTGGCGACCGGGATGGGCGTGGCCCCTGAGCTTCTGGGGGACCCTGAGAACAAGGTGTACGACAACGTAAAGCAGGCGCGGAAGGCGCTCTACACGGAGACAGCGATCCCGATGGCCGAGAAGATTTGCGGGGAGCTTACCCACTGGCTCGGCCCGCAGTTTGAGTTTAGCGACAACCGCCGGTTTTACTTCGAGACCGAGCACATCAACGCCCTTCAAGGCGACCCGGCGCGGAAGCGGGAGTTGGACCTACGGGAGCTGGAATCCGGCGCCATCACGATCAACGAGTACCGCCAGCGGCAGGGCAAAGAGCCGAAGGAGGGGGCCGATGTGCTTCTGGTGCCGAAGTCCAAGCAGCCGCTCGCCGTTGCGCGGAGTCCTGAGCAAGAACCTGAACCGCAGCCGAACTAACTATGGACATCTTTCTTGCCCTCAACGCTGCGGTCTGTGCCCTAATGATCGCGGCGTTCGCCCACAGCGCATCTCAAGAAGATCGCCCCGTGGTGCAGCTTGGGCTTATTGCCGTATTTACCACCCTTGCTTTCTTCTCGATCTACTACATCTGATGGTCGGTTTAGATGTGATCGTCGTGCCGGGATGGGCGTTTGAGGCGGGCCTTGCGGACGTAGAGCGTGCGCGAGAGCTTCACGGGCGGTCCCCGGCATGGAAGTCGATTTCTGTTTGCGCCGCTTCCTACGCACATGCCCACGACCAGTGATGGACTGCTGCTCTGTCGAAAGCATAAAGGGCTTCTCGTCTCTGACCGCAGAGACCAAGGCAGAGGAGCGCCTCGCGGCGCGAACGCCCTACGTAGAGCCCCGCACTCGTGAGGCAGAGGCGCTCTTGGGGCAGATCACCGATGACGTGATCCGGCGCATCGAAAGCGGGGCTTTGGCAGAGTTTGCCCCGAGCGTGGCGCGGAACGAGATCCGCCGCAATCGAGAAGAGGTTCGGGAGTATCTGCGGGAGACGTACCGCGAGGTGGGGCGCCGCTTTGCCTCCGATACCCAGTCTCGGATTGAGCAGCGCACCGGGCAGCAGGCCCCACGGGGTGCAGGCGACCCGTGGACGGAGGCGCTCGGCGATCTCTTCGTGGCGGGCGTCGTGGCCGGAATCGTCGCCGCCATCCTTGCCCAGCTTCAGTCAAACATTCTGGCCGTGATCGCTGGCGCCCGAGACGACGGGCTCGGCATCGATGGAATTGTGTCCCGGCTTGAGAATAGGATGGGGGAGCGGAATGAACGGCAAGCCGCCCTCGTTGCACGGACGGCCATCACCACCGCGTCGAACCGAGCGGACCTGTTTGCGGCGCGGCGGTTCCCGGCTACGCTCCGAAAGCAGTGGGTGGATTCGGACGACGACCGCGTGCGGCTCTCTCACGAGGTGGTCGATGGGAACGAGTCGAATCTCGACGAGCCATTCGTCTGGTTTAGCCCCAACAGCGGGCAGCGGGTCCGCGCCCAGCACCCCGGCGACCCGCAACTGCCACTGCCTGATTTGCTGAATTGTAGATGCCTCATGGTGTTTATTCCCGTATGAACAGCCAAACAATCATCGGCATCGGCACGGCCCGCGGCGGCACGCAGTCCCTCGCCCACTGGCTCGCGGGGCAGGGACTGGACATCGGCCACGAAGAGACGTGGAGCCTAGACTGGCGGCGCGAGGTGCGCGAGGAGCGGTACGGCTGGAATAAACGCCGTTTGCAGGACTGGGACGGCGACGTGGCGTGCTGGCTCACGCAGGCGGCGGAGGACCTGCTTTCAGACCTGCCGGAAGCGAAGTGCGTGGCGATGCTCCGACCGCAGGAAGACGTGGTAGAGAGCCTTATGGAGACGATGCCACCGCACCGCATCCGCGAGGGGCGCATGTTCTCGGGACTGCCCTTCCCAAACTACAAGGAGGGCGCCACCGAAGAGGCGTGGGCGAAGTATTGGGAAGAGTACCGCGAGGTGGCCCGCTCGCTGAAAGAGGGGTATCCAGACCGGGTGATGGAAGTGCCCCTTTACGAGCTGGAGGAGGAGGGCACCCAGCGCGAGCTCGCAGGCTTCCTAGAGATCGAAGACCCGCAGATTCTTGACCAGTGCCACAAAGGCAAGCGCAGTGAGCGATAACCCCCGCGTAGAGCAAGAGCACTTGGAGCTGTTTCTCGCCGCGGCCAAAGAGCTTCTGCGGGAAAAGGGAGAAGTGCGGCTCTACTTGCGCGATGACGGAGAGATTGCCTACAGGCTCGTCCAAACCGATCCCCCTGTCACAGCAGATGACCTCTGAGGGCTGGACCTACCAGCTCACCGACGAGGACGCGAGGCTTGCGTCTGCGCTCGCGGCCCGCCGGGACGAAGGGAAGCCCGACACCGCGCACGCAGGATCTGTCTCAAAATCCGAATCTCGGCAAAAGCACGTTCAGGGGCTCAAGGGGGAGATTGCAGTTGCGCGGACCTTTGGCTTGAACATCGACCGCCAGCAGCGCAAAAATGGAGACGAAGGCTACGATTTTCAAACGCCGCAAGGGCTGCGGATTGAGGTGAAGTATCGCGCCGAGCCGAACCGCGACTTCGCCCTCAAGGGCAACACGCTTCACCCCTTCGTCGCAGACGTGGGCGTGCTGACGTGGGAAGAGGCGCCTCGCCGCGTTCGCCTCGTCGGATGGACCACGCCGGCGGCGCTCGCCGCGCAGGGACAAACGGAGACGTGGCCGGGGTGCGGGGAGAAGCTCTACGTGAAGCATGAGGACCTTTTTGCGATGGATGACTTTGCTCGGACCTTCGACCTGTAACAACCTGAGCCCTTCGCCCGTGCATAGGGCGAGCCGTTATTCTGAGACACCTAGCCAACCCCATGCGTAACGCTGCCTTGCTTCTCGCCGCACTTCTTCTAGCCGGCTGCGCCACAACCACGTCAATCCCTGTCAGTCAACGGACCCGCACCTACGACGCGCCGAAAAATGAGGTGTTCAGCGCCGTGGTCGCGTCGTTCACCGAGTACGGCTTTGGCATCCAACGCTCAAACCAATCCGGCGGCATCATCACGACCAGCTACAAGACCTCTTCGGGGCTTCAGGCCGCCCTCACCGGGCAGTCCCGCCTGCGGTACAACGCCGTGGTGCGCGGAGATTCCAGCCGCTCTCGCGTGCGCCTGACGATCACCGCGCAGGGAAAGTCCCTTAGCGGGTGGCAGGCAATGTCTATGACGAGTGGCGATGCAGAGGGGATGTACGAGAAGGCGTTCAAGGCCATCGGGCGGAATGTGCCCTAAAGGCAAAGCTCACGCTCAATAGCCTTTCGGAATAGCCCTAAATTTTACCATGAGCAGCCCACGCAAATTCCGCGTTTGGGACGGCGAGAAGATGCACGAGCCGCCGCACGAATATATCTACGACCCGAGGGACGGCGCCCGCCGCGTGATAGGCGCAAGTGATGGCAGGCTCACATGCAGCCAGCCGATTGATGGTGAGGTGATGTTCGCTACTGGCCTCACCGACGCGGAGGGCAACGAAATCTGGGAGGGGGATGTTATTCAGGACAAGTACGGGAATGCTGGAGTAGTTAAGTGGGCCGAAGGTGGTAGCTGTTGGGTGATGGCAATTTACCGTGCCCCCAACCAAACGACAGCACAGCAAAAGCTAACTGTCATCGGTAACCGCCACGAGAATCCTGAACTGCTAGAAGGCTCTACCACTTAGCTTACACGATCTGTGGAACACGGTTACACGGCATTTCATTAACGGAGTAGACGCGCCTTATCTGTAGGCGCACCGACATTTTGCGGTTTTGCTGTCTGTTGGACATCAGGCGGTCTCGGCTTACGCCGGGGCCGCCTTTTCTGTGTTATATGGGCTTTTTTGCCGCAACCAAGGTTGATCGGCCCGACTTCACGGAGACCGAAGACGTGTCGCCGGATTGGGCTGAGGGCGACTGGGGGCGGCCTAATTTAGAGGACCACCCTGAGTTCGAGGGCGGGACAGACTTTGCCGACGCGGCAGGTGGGAAGCGAGCAGCGGTTGCGGCGCGGTTCATTGATGGAGACCCGAACGCGGGCAGTTACTCAGAGCTTCGGTATCCGGTTGTGAACCCGGCGACGGACAAGCTCAACCGAAACGGCGTGGCCGCCGCCAAATCGCGGGCTAGCGCCCAAGAAGACAACCGCGTGCTCGGTGTCGCGCAGGACCTGTGGAACGAGCATTTTGACATGGAGGAGTCGGCGCTAAGGCCGCTTATGAGAAATAAGGATCTGGGGGCGGTCAGCAGGCCCGAGTCGGGGGACACGCGGATCGTGTTCTTCACTCCGACCAAGCGCCCTCCAGACGGGGAGCGGCTTGAGATAGTCGCCGAAGAGGTGGGGGCAGTGCTGGGCGTTGAGGAAGTCTCGGTTAACATGAAGCCTCTGGAGAAAGGGGTGCTTGTGGGGGCTTCCGAGCAAACGGCTGGAGGAGTTGAGGCTCACCCCCACCCGCTGCTTGACGTAGTGGAAAGCGCGATCCATGATCGGCTGGGCGGCGAGAAGTCGGTGTTGATGGTGGCGGGGAGCGCAAGTGGGATGAGCGTGCAGCCTGTTTTTGAGATAGAGGAGACGCTTCCCGAAGAGGCCGTGTCGGAAATTCGGCGCCTTTATGAGCATGTGGCTGGCATTCTGCCTGACGTTCAGCAAAGCGATGGGCGGCTTCGGCTGGATACGCGCCAGAAGCGTCTCGGGCACATTAAGCTAGACGTTGCCGAAATTGTCGTCCGCCGTGTGGCCGACGCGGAGAGCGTTCAGGTAGAAGGGCACACTTTTGAGGCGCTTCCGGTCACGGACGAAGACAAGAAGCTAAAGCGGGCTGAAGAGATGCTCGAAAAGGCCCTAAACGCCGCGAAGGATCGCACCGATGAGGAGTGGGCAAGCCGGATGGACCCTGGGGAAGAAAAAACGGACTTCCCTGAAGAGGGGGGTGATGAGACGCCGATCTTGCAAAACTCGAAGTACGATACGCCCGATTACGACTTCGTAGCGAGCGTGAAGGAGAACAATCCCGAAGCGTGGGAACTGGGCGGCAATCAGAGAGGAAATGACGCATTTGAGATGTGGACGCGCTTCCGCGATGGGGAGCGGTCCGACGCCGTAAAAGGGTGGGTCTACACGCGAGAAAACTGGGCCGACCGGCATGGAGAGGATGGATCACAATTTAACGACGAAGACGGGCCAAACCCGACGCCTTCGAATGTGGGCGGTGTAATGGCCCAACTGAAGTGGGGCGTTGTACCGAAAGGGGAGGACACGCTTTCTGAGCAGCAGCAGACCGACATCATCCTGGCCGCGATCAAAACGATTGAGGAGAGGGACAAAGACGCGATGGACCTGATACAGCAAGCGCAATCTCTCGCCTCAGAGCTGAAAAACGAAGATGCGGTCACGGAAGATATTGAGACGGCGCTGAAGAATAAGGTTGAGGAGCACAA